CGAGAGCGTATTGAAAATGGCAAAGATATGCCAACGGATATTTTTAACGTGTTCGTAGGAAACCGAACCAAAATAACAAGGAAACAATAACCATGAACAAAGAAGCAAACATCGCGAAACGCGAAAGTGCAGGTGCATTGGCTACCAATTTCGAAGCTGATGCGAATCAAGGGGCTCAGAATATTAAGCAAGAAGATCTTGCTTTACCTTTTCTGAAAGTCTTGGGAAATGCCTCTCCTGAAATTAATAAAAGCCATGCAAAATATGTTAAAGGTGCAGAAGCCGGCATGATTTTAAATTCCGTAACTAATGATCTCTACCCAGCTTCAAATGGGGCAGGTGGCATTAATGTATTGCCAGTCTTTTACGAAAGACAGTATATTGAATGGCAAGATAGAGATAAAAGTCAGGGCGGACCTGTCAGGATTTATAAAGCAGGCGACGAAGTCCCTCAAACTAAACGGGATGCAGGCTTTAAGGATCGTCTACCCAACGGAAATTATCTTGAAAATACAGTAAATCATTATGTAATTGTATTAGGAGATACTCCATCGAGTGCATTGATTTCCATGAAAGCTACTCAATTAAAAATTAGTAGGAAATGGAACTCCATGATGATGGGTATTAAGCTTCAAGGTAAAAACGGTCTATTTACACCGCCTACATATAGCCACATTTATAATCTAAAAACAGTTCGAATGTCGAATGACAAAGGACAATGGTTTGGATGGGATGTAGCGAAAGTAGGTCCTATTAAAGATAAAGCAGTTTATGAAATCGCAAAACAATTTGCTAAAAGAGTTAGCAAAGGAGAAGTAGTGGCGAAGCATGGAGCTGAAGAGTCTAAAGACTTACCATTTTAACAGTTTCCTTTGCGGAGGAATAAGGGGCGGCAACGGGAGACTTAAACCGCCCCGCAAAAATTATGGAAGATAAATTTATACAGATATTTCAAGGATTAGAACGTGCTCATGGTGTCACTTATGTAGATAAGAAGAGCGTCGATGGACAAAAGATAAGAGGTAAATCTTTTATTAAACGAGAACCTGTAACTCAGAAACTTTGGGAGAATCATCTAAATGGAATTGAACCTAGTTTAGGAATCATTCCGATTAATGAAAACAATAAATGTCGATGGGGATGCATTGATATTGATAGTTATGCAGGATTTAATCATCAAAAATTATTAAATAAAATTAAATTATTAAATCTTCCAATCATTACATGTAGATCTAAAAGTGGGGGTGCACATGTGTTTTTATTTACTACAGTAGATGTAGACGCTGTCTTGGTGCGAAATAAACTTTTATCTATTAGTGCAATTCTAGGATATGGCGGGTCAGAAGTTTTTCCAAAACAGATTAAATTAAAATCAGAAGAGGATACAGGAAATTTTCTTAATTTGCCATATTTTAAAAGTGAAACAACTACAAGATATGTGTTTAATTCCGACGGAACAGCAGGTACACTAAACGATTTTTGTGAAGCCTACGAAAAAAATAAGCTTACTCCACTACAATTAGAACAACTCACTATTAATAGACCTGACTCTGAATTTAAGGATGGTCCTCCATGTATCGAATCACTTACTCAAACTAAATTAAAAGATGGCAGAGATAGAGTTCTTTACCAGTACATTCAATATGCAAAAAGAAAATGGCCAGAAGATTGGGCGGATAGAATAAATCATTTTAATTACACTTATTTTGAAGCTCCTTTAACAGACAAAATTATTCAAGATAAAATAAGATCTAATAAGAAAGAATTTTTTTATAAATGTAATGAAGAACCAATGTGCAGTCATTGTGATAAAGCTTTATGTAAAACAAGAGCTTATGGTATAGGGGGAGATACTGTTTTTCCTATACTCAGTGATCTACAAAAAATACTACTAGATACTCCTTATTACTATGTCAATGTAGATGGAGATAGAGTAAGATTAGAAAGTGCTACAGTTCTTTATGACCAAAGACTATTTCAAATAGCCGTGTTAGAACAAATCAATCTTATTCTTCCAACAGTAAATAAAACAGAATGGAAAAAACTTATTCAACGACTCCTAGATGGTCTTGAAGAAATAGATCCTCCAACAGGGTCTTCAAAAATTGATCAACTTCAAGATCACTTAGAAGAATTTTGTACCAATAGAAGTTCTCCTACTACTACCAAAGAAGATATTCCTCGAGGAAATGTTTATCATTCCAATAAAAAACATTATTTTGTTTTCAGTAGATTTTTTCATGGGTTTTTACAAAAAAGAAAATGGGATGAAAAGTCTCAAGTCACACAACGAATGCTACAAGAACATTTTAAATGTGAAGAAGAAAGAATAATGATAGGAAAAAAGAAAATATCTGTAATTGTTGCAAGTTCTCTTGAAAGAATAGAAACTCCTTATAAATCTAAAGAACTCAAACCAAAGGATCCTTATTAATGAGTGAAATGAGCAGCGATTTAGTTTTATTAGTCGTTCTTACTGCTGCATGGATACTTGTAACATTATGAAAACAATAGTCTTAGGACCACCAGGCACAGGTAAAACTACCACAATGCTTAATAAAGTAGACGAGCATTTAAAAGAGACAGATCCAAATAGGATTGGTTATTTTGCCTTTACCACAAAAGCTGCCTATGAAGCTCGAGACAGAGCAATGGAAAAATTTAATTTAAGTGAAGATGACCTTCCTTATTTTAGAACTCTTCATTCATTAGCTTTTAGACGATTAGGAATTAGAAAAGAAAATGTTATGCAACCCCACCATTATCAGGATCTAGGAAAAAAGATAGATTTTCCTGTTGATTATTTAGAATATGAAGAAGAAGAGGGAGGAATTTTTAATACTAAGAGTGATTACTTACGCATTCTTCAATTAGCAAAACTTAGAAATATTAGTTTTGAAAAACAATATAATTTAAAAGAACATACTCAGGATGTAGAGTTTCATAAGCTACGTATTCTATCTCATGAATTAGAACGATATAAAAAAGAATACGGTTTAATAGATTTTAACGATATGATTTTAGATTTTATTAAATCAGATGCCTCTCCCCATTTTGATGTTGTCTTTATTGATGAAGCTCAAGATTTATCCTTAATGCAATGGGATATGGCTAAAAGTATCTGGAACAAATCTGGAGATTCTTATATTGCAGGTGATGATGATCAAGCTATTTTTAGATGGGCAGGTGCCGATGTAGATAGTTTCATTGCTCAAACTGGAAAATTTTTACATTTAACAGAATCGTTTCGAGTTCCTCGCAAAGTTCATGATCTTGCTCTACGTCTCATAGGGCGAGTTTCAAATCGATTAGCAAAAACTTGGAGTCCACGAATTGCGGAAGGATCTTTAACCTATCATCCAGATTTTGATCATATCAACATGAGGGAAGGACAATGGTTAGTTTTAGCGCGTACTAAATTTATGTTAAATGACTTGGAAGAAGTACTTTATCGTAAAGGTTTATTTTATAAAAATAAATTCAAAAAATCTTACGAGCAAGATTTATACGAAGCTATCACTGATTGGGAGAAATTACGAGAAGGAGCATCTCTTCCCTATGATAAGGTACAACACGTACTCAATTATATCGGACCTAGAAATTTACAAAAAGAAAAAATATTTGGAATGGTGAAAGATGGTTTTTACAACATTACTCAATTAAAAAAAGATTTTGGTTTAATGACACAAGCCGTTTGGTATGAAGCTTTAGATGAAGCACCTTTTAGAAGGGTAGAATATATTAGAAAAATGAGAAGTAATGGAGAACAATTGAGTAAAAAGCCACGTATTTTATTATCCACGATACATGGTGTCAAGGGAGGAGAAGAACAAAACGTCGTTCTCCTGAGTGATTTAAGTTTAAATACACAAAAAGGATACGAAAGAAATCCTGATGATGAGAATAGATTGTTCTATGTGGGAGCTACACGCACGAAACAACACCTGCATATTGTTGAACCTAAAGATTTTTACAAAAGTTATCCCTTATGAAAGTTTATAAAAAACAAATAGGAGGATCTCATTATAAAGATATGAAGATCCAACCTGCTCAGTTTATAAATGAAAATAATTTGCCTTTTGCCGAAGGGAATGCTATTAAATATATCTGTAGACACAGACATAAAGGAGAAGTTCAAGATTTAGAAAAAGCCAAACATTATATTGATATGATTATTGAAAGAGATTATGGCGATCACACTAAACCCTA